GCTATTTTAGAAGCGGCAGGGCAAAGCGTGATTGATATAGATGCGCGAATTTTAGCCTTCAAGATTGCCAATATGGAAAATGAGGTTGAAACAACGGAATTGACGGAAGAGCAAAAAAAAGCTTTTGTCTCGCAGGGGGCTAAAACTGCAGGCGCCATATTTGGGCAGCAATCGGTAGCTTATAAACTTTTGGCGAGTGCTGAGGCGGCGATGAACACTTACACGGCTGCAACGGAAGCATTGAAAATTCCAGTAGTTGGCCAAGCGCAAGCGGCGTTAATTACCATTCAGGGCTTGGCGCAAGTGGCAAAGATTAACGCTATACCTCTACCCAAGTTTGCAGGAGGTGTAATCGGAATAAACGGAAATGGGCATGGTACTTCTGATAGCATCCCAGCAATGATTTCAAGAGGTGAGAGCGTTGTAACGGCCAAAGCTACAAGTGTTTTTGCACCTCAATTGGCCGCAATGGAAAGGTCTGTAGGCAATCGCCCAAACTTCCAGTTAGGTAGCAAGCGGTTTGCAAACGGAATAATTGGAATGGGTGCGAATGCGGAAAGGGCGGCAGTTGAAATTCGGGAATTGAGAAATTCAAGGATAGCGGACAATTTCAGACAAACTCCAATCTATGTAAGTTTAACCGAATTGAACAAAAGGCAATCCGAGTTGAGCAGCGCAACATCATTTGCGAGTGTTACCGAATAGCTATTTTGTATTTTTTTCTAGTGGTAAATTTACCGCATGAAGAAGGCCACTATTAAAATAGAGGGGACAATTGGACATCCAGACGAGGCTTTGAAAAAAAAGCTGTCAGGCATGGGTGTCGGTCAATACTACTCTTCAAAAGACCTTTATGCAGCCTTGAAGTCTCAGGAGGTCGAGGAGGCTGATGAGATTGAGGTGGTCATAAATTCGATTGGTGGCGATGTGGTTCAGGGCTTTGCGATATATGATTTGCTTCGGAACTATTCCAAGCCTATTACCACTATTGGCTATAAAATTCACAGTATAGCCTCGGTTATCTTTTTGGCAGGAAGCAAAAGAAAGGCGGTTAAAAATGCTAGGGCTTTAATCCATAACGCATGGATGACTCCCGAAGATTTAGACCCTAAAATGATGCTGAATGCGAAGACCTTGGAAGAGATCAAGCGGTTTAACGAAAGAGCCGATTCGCAGATTTTAAGCGTTTATGCGGAAAGAGCAGGGCGCAACAATGCTGAGGTCTTGCAGGTTTTAATGGAAAAAGAAACCACGCTAAACGCGGAGGACTTACTACGCTACAAATTTGCCACAGAGATAATTGACGACGAAAGCGAAGTTTTGGAAAGCAAAGCAGTGGCATACAACGCGAAGGCGATGGCGATGGTCAACCAAGATTATGCAGACGTTTTAGTATTCAATGAATCGGGCGAAATACTAATGGTGCAAAGAAGCCTGACGGATAGCTTCGAGGGTGGAAAGTGGGCGTTTGCAGGCGGAAAGATAGAGGAGGGTGAGACCCCTGAGATGGCAGCGCGGAGGGAGTTGAGAGAAGAAACGGGCATTGATGGCAATGCTTTGATTTTTATCGAAACAATCGAAAACGAAGATGGAACAAAAAGCTATTATTACGCTACTACCACAAAGCAAGACGTAGCAATTAACGAAGAGATAAATGCTTACAAATTTGTAGGCGTTGAAGAGATTGCGTCAATGGACGTAATAAAAGGCCAAGGCGGCCGATATATCAACTTAACCCAAAAAATAATGGAGTTAAAAGACATGCTGGCCACATTGAAAGGCTTGAAAAACATGATAATGGGCGGCACTAAAAACATGGCCGTTACCTTATCTGATGGTACATCGCTTTACATTTATAGCGATGACGGAGAGTTAGCAGGCAAACGCGCTGTGCTAGCTGATTCCGAAGGTATGCCAACGGAGCAAGTTGCACCTGTTGGAACACACAAGTTATCCGATGGCCGCGAGATAATCGTTGGCGAAGGCGGTGTAATTGAAAGCGTAGGCGAAAGCGAAAGCGAAGCGTCTGCTGCTAAGATTGCAATGGCTGAGGAGGAAGCTAAAAAATTGCAAGAGCAAGTAAGCGGACTTCAAACGGCGATGGAAGAAAAGGAAAAGGAAAATGTAGCATTGAAAGCTCAGTTGGTTGAGTTCACTGCTAAGATTCCTGAGCTTGAAAAAGCACTTTCTGAAATCACTGACGGAGGTCGCCCATCTGCTTTTAAGATGAAGGCGCAAGCAATAGAAGAGGTAGACTTCTCGAAACTACCAAAAAGCGAGCAATTGAGGTTGCGCGCTATGAATGAGTTCAAATCTAAAAATAGCTAAGAAATGGCAAATCCGACATTTAGTAATTTAACGTATGCTGGTGAGCATTACGCGGAGGTCTTCGGACCCACAATTTTAAACCCTGCTGGTCTAGTAGATAGCGAGCTTTGCACGCCAATCGACCGCAGCAAGTTCAAGCAAACCATCAATGAGATTGATGATGTAATTGCTTTACAAAATCCAACAGCGGCTTTTTCTCCTACGGGTACGGCTGCCGATGTTGATGAGGTGAATTTGACAACTGTACCAATGGAATTTCACAAGCAAATTTCACTTGACACAGTTCGCCAATCTTGGTTTTCTGGTCAATTGCAAGCGGGTAGCTTAAATGACTACCAATACGATGCGCTTACAGATCGCTACGTTAGAGACGTGTATGTTCCTAAGTTGGTGCTAGCGCAAGATGCTTTGGTGTTAAAAGGAAAGACGTACAACGGACTTTCTTCTATTGCCGCGACTATTGGTTCTTATACCTTTAGCGCATCATACACGGGGCTTTATGGTCTTTTAAATGCAAGTTCAGCAGTTCGCAAGATTGGTGTTGGTGCTTCTGGAAATCAGGTAACGGTTGCAAGTGTAACCAAAGGTACTACAACTACCTTGACATTGGCCGCTGGGTCTAATGCTCTTAGCAGAATTTTTGCTGGCAATATCGTTTCTATCCGTTTGGCGGCTGGAACTGGATGGTCTGCGATCAATGTAGATGCTGAGGTTTTACAAGTTGTTAGCGATACGTCAATCATTATTGATGTTGACACCGATGCGTTGACTTCTGCGAATTACACTGGTAGCTCAGCTCGTGTTCGCTTCATCAATAGAAGCAACATCTTGCAAATCTTGATGAATCACTTGTCAAAAGTACCTGTAGCTATTCGCAACGGTGCAATGAAAATTGCTATTCCTTCGCATTTGGCGGTGGAGTGGGCAGGAGCAAACGCAGCAGCCACAACTGATGCAGGTGCTTACACTACTTCAATGCAGTTGCAGTTCTTTGACAAAGCAATGGTTTACCTAGATAGCGCACCAGCTAATACGCTTGGAACTTGGGAAGCCAAGAGAGTGTTCTACGGTTATGACATGGCCGACGATGCGAGCAAGGTAGAAGTCTTGTATCAAGGTGCTACTGGAAACAAGGTGTATAACCTTAGAGGAGCAATGAAGACAGCGGTGGCAATTTCTAAGAAGTTCGCCAACGAGATGACTTTGACCACTCCTGAGTCTTAATAATAACAAGGGGGAGCAATCCCCCTTTTAAACTTACAATAATATGGCTTGTTTAGAGAGCTTAACAACGGGTTTTAACCCAACTTGCGCGGCACTTAAAAAAGTTGCTGGCTTTGCGAATTTTGGCTATATCGGCACTATTTCAGATTTGGCATCCGTATCTTACGCGGTAACGGGTGTAGATGCTTTGACCTTCGATTCATCAAAAGTGTTGGTGAAATTCATCACAAAAGAAAGGCAAGTAACTGCTGAGAGTCCTATCAATGATAGGGGTGAAGGAAATTTCACTACTATTACGCATACGGTAGAGTTGCCGATTTACTTCAATACTCAGGCTGAGATTGATTTGATAAACGGGCTACTTGATAAAGATCGTTTATACGTTATCCTTCCAACTGCTTCCAAGGAGTTCAGGGTTTATGGATTGGCCAACACTGGGCAAGATTTCGAGAACTTCGGTTTGAAAGTTTCTGGCGGTGCTGATGCAGCTGGTAAGGAGCTTCAAGATCAAAGCCGAATCAATTTAACTTTGACGGGCGAAATGCTGACCTTGCCTATTTACTTTTTTGACACCGATTACGCTACTACGTTAGCTCTATTGGAAGGCTACTTAACCTCTTAATCTAGGATTATGTTGAAAGATGAATTCAAAGGAAAGCAGATAAGCGTTAAGGGTTTATCTCTTTCATTGCAGGAAGTTGAAAAGCACCCAAAGAAAGATGTTCTAATCAAACATTATAAATTGGAAAGCTATTTCCAATCCAAAAGCGAAGCACCTAAAAAGTGAAGCTGAATTTGCAAAATATGCTTGCGAGCATAAAAGATTCCTTTGGCCAAAGCGGTAGATATTACCGCTTCGGCTCTTTGGATAATTACCCGAATGTGGTCATTGACACCTGTAACGATAGCCAAATGGCGAAGCGTTGCATAGATAGATTGAACCAGTTTACTTTCGGCTATGGCTTTAAAGATAAGGCGATAAGCGAAATAATGGTTAATGAAGATCAAAACATGGATTCATTTATCCGTCAGACGATAGGACAGATAAATTACATGAATGGCTTTGTTTGGTGTCATAAGCTGAATTACAAGGGGGAAGTTGAGAAGTCGTATGTTTTGCCAATCCAATGGGTCCGCAAAAGATTTGACGGGAGTTTTATTTATAGAGAGGGCTTGGGCGATCCGACTGGATTTATACAGGGAAGCTACACTGATTTGATTTTCCCTGCTTATAATCCTAATCGAAGCCCTGAAGAGGTGAGGGCTATTATAAAAGAGCAAAATGATAATCATAAAGAGCAGATCGGATTCATTCAATACGAGTTTGTTCCTGGCGTTGGCTTGAATTATGACAAATATCCCGTTCCAACGCATGGAAGTGGATTGCCCGATTTAGATGCGGATGCAAAGCATAGTGTAGAAGAGCAGGCATTAGCGGGCAATTCTTTCAAGGCTGAGGTTGTAATTGTAACGGGCAAGATTGATAAAAACAACAAAGACGAAAATGGCGATACCGCTTATGATCGTTTTGTTGACACCATTCAAACGTATTGCAGCCCCGACGGGTTACCTGTCTTGCATATCGAAAAGGAAAATAAAGACGATGATATAAGTGTAACTCCCGTAGACGCTAGTAATAGCAGGGAGGATAGATTGCATAGGAGTAGAGAGCGTGTGCAAAAAAACATTTGCGGTATGTTTTCCGTTCCCCCGATTTTGGTTGGCATTAGCACTGAAGGGAAATTGGGCGATAACCAAGAGATGGTTAACCATTTTAAATTGTTCAATTTAACATTAGCTGACAAGAGGGAGTTATTGCTGCGAGGTATGAAAAAGGCATTCCCGCAATTTTCCGAAGAAAGTTTAGAGATGGAATATCTCAATTTGTTTTCGTTCATTCCTGACAGCGTTATTGCGAGGTTAAGCGATGCGGAGGTAAGAGAGATTTATGACGTGGCTCAGATGGAAGTTGTTGAGGAGTTAGATGAAAAAATAGCTTCGAGATTTGCTGAGTTTGGCGTAGGTGGTGTTCAAGGAATCTTGGGCATTCAAACGGGTGTATCAGATGGAACACTAAGCGATAGTAGTGCTATTGAGGTTTTGAAAATCATCTATGGATTTACCGACGAGCAAGCGGCAAAAGTTGTGGGTATAGATTTTAACGCACAAACTGGTGAGCAGGTTGCAAAGCCCGAAATAAACGAAGCTTTCCGTAACATCACTATGATGCAATTGCAACGTATTCAAGGCATCATTAAGCGATATAACAAAGGCACGTTAACCGAAGAGCAAGCAAGGCAATTATTAATAAGTGGTTTTGGCATGACGGCTGAGCAAGCAGATGTATGGATTATAACACCCGAGGAAGATGGAGTTATTGATTAAGGCGGATATGCTTGAATTTGTCGAGTTCACCGAAAACGTATCTGACGTTCGGTTTAACCGCGAATTAAAACTTATAACCGATAATAAAGTTGCTCCGTTTATCAGTTACGAGTTGGTTGTAGCTATGAAGGCTTTGACAAGGGGCGATAACGAGGAGACACAGATTTATCAATTCTGGTTCAACTTCGTCCGCCCTTATTGCGTATTTGCGGTTTACGAGAGGTTTGTTGTTACGCATGGAATTAATTTTGCGCCCAATGGAATCTTGGGCGTTCAGCAAGGAGGTATGCAGGCGAGCAATCCAATTGCTTACCAAGAGAGGGCGACTTTAAAGAAGGCAACGGACGAGTACTATCAAATTTATTTAAATAAGATGGTACGCGAATTTGAAAGGGTGCAAGGTACTTTTGATAGTGTTACCTATGAATTAGGAGATTCTACAAGTTCTCAAAAAGATAGCGTTAGCGGCATTAATGCAATAGGAATTTCGCAAAGGGAAATGAACGAAAACAAGTTTAGATTATGAAAAATAAAGGACAGAGCGAATATCAAGTAAATTCGATGGGCGGCGAAAATTTCCAAGTGTTAACTGGAACTTCTAGCCACGTAGGAAAGTGGACTGCGTTAATGGTTTGCGATGGTGGTGCGGAATTTGATGAGGTAACCATCAATGATAACGCGCAAATTACAACCAACTTCACACTTCCTGCTGGAGCTGTTTTGCCTGGGTCTTTGATAACGCAATTCAAACTTGCAAGCGGAACTGTTTTAGCGTTTAATGCGATAGAGAGTGTATCATGATCGGGTTAGGCTTCGGATTAACGCGGCAAAACTCAGCGGCCTTTGCCGCCCCTTCGTACAACGCGGAGACGTTAGAGGTGATTGCAAAGGCAATTGCGGACGGTATCCCTTTACCGAGTGCTGCGAATCTATCCTTGGTAAGCTCTACGATTGACAACTTGAAGGATGTGGGTGCTTGGACTATTGCGGATAGGATTGCTTTCTGGGGCAATGATAGCAGTTCTACGGGATTTGGTACAATTAATGCAAAAACCCCCAGTGCAGATTTAGCGACTATTGTCAACTCAATTACGTTGGCAAACAAAAAAGGAGTTGAGGGTGATGGTGTTTCGGCTTATGTTGACACGAAATACAACCCTACAACGGATGCGGTTAATTACGGCTTAAATTCGGCTTCTATTCTTTTATATCAATATAAAGTTGCTACGGTTGGAGTTGACTTGTATGGAATTACAGGCGCAAGCTTAGTAAGACTTCAGTCAAAAGATGGAACGCTTCAACGGATTAATTCGACGTCAAATCTTAGTGGCGACGCTAAATTTGATCAAATCGGAACGATAGGATTACACAAGCGGGATTCGGTGAATGTTAATGTTCAGATTAATAGCACCCTAACCGCACGGACTTATTCAGGTAGCTCAGAACTTCCCAATTCAGATTTCAGTATTTTCTCTGCTCCTACGGGGGTATTATTTTGTAATGCTGGAGTTACAATGGAATGGGTGGGCGCGGATGCCTCAGCCGTAGGAGCGGCAATTCATACCATCATGGAAAACTACTACAATCAATTACAACTGCTATGATAGAAGTTTACAGGGCAACGGCCTACATGATTGAAAAGTATGACGGCCACCAAGAAAACGGGCGAACCCTTCGATTTGTAGGGGGTGAGATAAAGTATATCAGTCTTGAAACGCCCGACTTCTTCCCCTCAATAGCTGACGAATTGCGCACACTGGATACAGTTGAAATTAATATAAATTCAGAGGAATGAAAATTTTAAAGCTCATTCGCAAAAAGCAAGACAACACCCAGACAACGGGTGAATTTTGGTTATGAAACTTACCGAGAACTTCAGCAAGTCAGAGTTTGACAGTAAAGATGGTGCTGCGATGCCTTTGGAAGTCCTGCAAAACATTAAGGAGTTGGCAAACAACTTGCAGGTATTGCGCGACCATCTCGGCAAATCTATCTCTATAAATTCGGGTTATCGTTCGCCAAGCCATAACAAAAAGATAAGAGGCGAAAAAGCTAGCCAGCACCTTCTGGGCACGGCTTCGGATATAGTTGTAAAAGGTATGCAGCCCTCAGAGGTGGCGAAGGCAATAGTTCAATTAATCGCTGAGGGGAAGATGAAAGAGGGCGGCCTGAAAGCATACGCGACGTTCACCCATTACGATATAAGAGGGTTTAAAGCAAGATGGTAAGAGTTCTAATTTTAGCCCTTTTAATATCGGGCTGCCATTCGCAAAAGGAATTAATCGACAAGGCAATTGCGAAAGATCCGACCATCTTGGTACAGAAGGAAATCCCAACGGTTACGATAGTTGCGCCAAAGAAGGTAGTGGACTCTTTGATATTACCCATTGACACAATGCGAGTGATGGAAGGTGAAGGGATAAGCGTGAATGTATTTCGATTTCCAACGGGTTCACCCTG